AGTACTGGGAATATTCCAACCTCTGCAGAATATATGAGGCTATTAGTTCTTTTTAATTACATAGGTGGCGATACTGTAACCAGATTTTGCGGTTTTAAAGTATATAAGTCTAATAAAACAATAACATCATTATATAGAAAACAATTAGGTTCACAATTTAATTCTTCTGAAAATAAAACTGTAGTTATAGACAATAGCGGGAATATGTATGCTCCTATCTTCTACGATTCTAGTGATACTGCGTATTATGTAGATCCAGGATCAACAGGTACTTCTGGCAAATTTAGACAGTATGTACAAATTGGGGACTCATCAATCTACAATTCAAATAACGGTACTTGGGGAGCAAGATTAAACGTATCGGATAATGTACACGCAAGAATTGATGTTGCACAAGATGCTGATTCAATGCGAAGTTCATGGTATGCTCATACAGGCAATTCTGGCCCAATTTTAGGGACATTAACCTCTCACCCATTTAGAATAATGTATAGTAATGGTGAAGTTGGTTTTTGGGATAACTCAAGTTTCACGCACATAAGCAGCTTACGTGCTCCAATCTTCTACGATTCTGACAACACTAGTTATTATGTAAATCCAGCAAGCACTTCAGAATTTAACCAGATTGATGCTAATTATTACAATGTAGAAGCTAGTGCCGCCCATGCAATAAGATTTTGGGGTGGTAGTAATAACTATTCTATTAGGATGTCAGAATCTAGTAATAATACCTATGGAGGGCGTGTTGCTGGGGAAACAACTTCGGACTACAACATGTACTTCACTATGTCCGCTGGTACAAATAGAGGTTTTGTATTTAGAAGTTCAAACTCTTCATCGAGTGCTGTTGCTGGTATTGATGCTTCTGGTAATGGTAGATTTATAGGTGATGTCGTAGCTTATTCATCTTCAGATGAAAGACTTAAGGACAATAAGAAAAATATTGACAATGCTCTTGAAAAAGTAGAATCATTAAATGGTGTAGAATTTGATTGGAATGATAAGCAAGATGTTTATGAGGGGCATGATATTGGAGTAATTGCGCAAGAAGTTGAAAAAATCGCACCTGAATTAGTAAGCACAAGAGATAACGGATATAAAGCCGTTAAATACGAAAAATTAGTACCTTTGCTTATCGAAGCCGTAAAAGAGCTATCTGAAAAGGTTAAGATCTTGGAAAACAAGTAATAATATAAATATGTTTAATTTAATACAATAACTATGAGTAAACTAACTGAAAAAGAGCTTAAAAAGCTAACTGACCAATTAACTGAAATTTCTAAACTGAAAGCGTCACTAGGTGATCTTGAAATTAGCTATCAAGTACAAAAGCAAAGCTTACTAGCACAAGCAACCGCTGCTCAAACAAAATTCAACGATCTTGGTAAAGACATTGAAGATGAGTATGGTAAATGTACAATTGATATTGGCACAGGAGAACTTACGCCTGTAGAAGAAGATGTTGATCCGTCTGAATTACAAAAAGTAGAAGACTAAACTTTAAATAAGTATTATGAATATTACATACGATTGGAAGATAACGGCTATGAAAAAAGCACCAGCGCTTGACGGACTGTCAGATGTTATCACACATATTAGATTTGATTATACGGGTACAGATGCAGATTCTGGGGAAAGTCATACTTTCTCTGGGGCTTGCCCTGTTGGAACCCCTGATGCAGAAAACTTTACAGAGTTAGCTACTTTAACAGAAGCTGATGTAATTTCTTGGGCACAGGCTAATCATCCTACAGATCACATGAACGAAGTTATAAAGAAAGCAATATCTCAAAAAGTAACTCCAACTAATGTGGATGCGGATATGCCTTGGGCTCCTGAAGAAGAAACTCCAGAATAAGTATGGCTTTAGTAGGAACATGGAAAAAATACATAATAATTGAATCTGAAACAGAAACAGATAGTTTTACATTCTTGGTTCCAAAAAACTTACCTGAAGGACATCCTGATTACGAGTTCGCTGGGAAAGAAAAAACAATTACTCAGCCTAAAATGATTGAAAATATCATTGAAACTATTGAAGATTCTTATATTGTTGTTAAAGCTGTTGCTATTCACTTAGAAGATAATAACAGAGAGGCGGATGATATAGATAATAATTTAGCAAAATCTTTTAGAGTTAATATTTTATACAACATATATAAAGGGGAAAATGAAAGAAAAATAAATTTTAATAACCCTTATATCGCTGATCAAAACTCTGAAGTATTTTATATTGATTTAGGTGAAATTGATAATAGTAATATGTTAGCTTGGGCTTATAGTAAAATAAAAACTACAAGAGGTTTTGAGGAATTAGAAAACTTATAAAATGGCACTACAATCATCTGGAGCAATATCTATAGACGACATAAGAACGGAATTAGGAAGTTCTAGTGGCTCTTTAAGAACTTTATCTGCAGCAGCAGGTAAGTCAACTCCAGATGCAATTAGTGAGTTTTATAGTTATAGTTCACAAGCAATTCCATCGGTAACAACATCTGCAGCAAGTTCTGTTGCTGTAACATCTGTAACTTTAAACGGTAATGTTACGTCTGATAATGGGGCCACCGTTACATCAAGAGGATTTTATTTTGGTACAAATTCAAATGTAACATCAAATCCAACATATGGATCAGGAAGTGGAACTGGATCTTATAGTTTATCAAGAACAGGGTTAACTGGTAGCACTACATATTATTTTGCTGCATATGCAACAAATTCAGTGGGAACTGCTGTGGGAAGTACTCTTAATCTTACTACTCAAGTTCCTGTTACTTTATATAATGTTGGAAATTCATTTAATGTTTACACTAATGGGCCAAGGGTTTTTGGTAACACTTATTATCCTTTTAACAATATAAGTTTAAGTGCATATAATGGTCAAGATGGAAATATAAATGGGTTTTTTAAAAGCATAACTTATCACCAGACTAATCATCCTAATTATGGATGGACAACAAATTATTCTCTTACAAATATACATGGAACAGATGTAAATGGCAACAACATAAGTACAGGATCTACTTCTCAAGTATCAAGTGGTTCATTATATTATAAATCAGCAACTGGTTACAATGTTGAAAATAGAGTTTATGTAAGTGGTAAACATGAAGAAAATGTAGGAGGTGGTAATTCCTTTTCTGGAAACTTTTGTAAAATAACAACAGACGGAGCAGGTTATTTAGCCTCATATAATTCAGCAATGTCTTCTGACGCAGTAAAATATTACAGTACAAATAACGGAACTGCATGGGGTGGCTCTATGTGGGGATACTGGCAGGGGCCTCAGACTTACAATGGTTTAGGGGGGCGTGAGGGTTCTTTTTGGAACCACCCTACAGGTTCTAGCAACTTTACAAGACTTAATAGGTCATCTTATTCTTACTTTTTAGTTAGCGTTTAATAATAATAAAATATGAATTTAATAAGAAAAATATCTATAGGCGCCAACTACAAGGATGCGATGCATTATATCTTAAACCAAAGTGTTCTTGGCGGAAGTTATACAATATCAGATATAGCTCAAGATGGTGACGGATACAGCGTTTGGGTTAAGAAAAACAATGAGTCTGTTAAGTGGAAAGAATTCAAAAACATACCTATAGTAATTGAATACAATATAAATATAATATGACACCAAGATGGGACTATCTTATAACTCCTTACGGAACGGAGTACAACAACACAAAAAAAATAGCGGGAAAGAGTTTAGTGATCAACACATCAATAGAGAGTGCGGCCTTTGTCAACAGGCTGGGGGTTGTGTCTGCGGTGCCGAATGGTGGGAAAATACCACTGGGTAGTATTGTTGTTCTACACCATAATGTCTTTAGAACATATCTAGATATGAAGGGTAGGAAAAGGAAAAGCAACGAATACTTTAGAGAAAATCAGTATCTTGTAGATTCAAGTAAAATATACATGTACAATGAAGGTAGTGGCTGGAAAACTACGGAAGGGTATTGCTTTGTTAGTCCTATCGATCATATTCAAGATTCTGAAATTTATAGGTCAGATAAACAAAAAGAAGAGCATGTGGGAGTTGTAAAAAACAGTAGTGTGCATAAGGAGGGAACTAAAGTTGGGTTCACTAAGAACTCCGAATATGAGTTTACTATAGATGATGAAAAAACCTATAGAATGAAAGATTCAGATATTTGTATTAAATTTAACTAATGTGGATTCTTTTTTCAAAAACAACATGTCTATTGTCATAACATTTGTGGCAAGTATTTTTGCTGCTGGGGGGATATTCTCAGAATTTACAGCACTAAAGGATGAGTTGAGGTTGGTTCATGAGAGGTTGGATGAAAAGGTTTTGGTTATAGAAAAAATCGAATATAGAGTAATAGAGCTAGAAAAAAAGACAGAATACGAAAGAGGATTACTAGACGCAAGAAATAAAATTAAATATAATGAGTAAAGACACGATCAACATAAAGTCGAATGATATTAGCGATGAGCTAAAGGAAATACAAAAAAGCATTAACTTGTTGTCTATTGCTTTTGTAGATATTATGACGATTAAGCAAAATCAAAGTGAAACAAATAGCTCCAACGATATTATTCTTAGGGATTTTGATGGATCATGGCACACAACAACGACTTTCAATGCAGAAGAATGATGAAGACAAGGTCCTTGACACTATAAATAGAGTTATTGAGGCTGGAGAAAGGGCTGTAGAGGAGTTAATAAAGGTTGCCCAAGAAAAAATAATCACAGGGAAGCCAGATGATGATCTTGCCGCTGATAGATTAAAGAATGCGGCTGCTACAAAGAAGCTTGCAATATTTGATGCTTTTGAAATACTTCAAAGAATAGAGAACGAAAGAGAAAAACTAAATGGCGAAGACGAGACTAAAAACAGTAAAGGAAAGGATACAGGATTCCAAAGCTTTGCCGAGTCTAGAGGAAGAAAGTCTTAAGCTTTGTAAGGTATTAGATCATATACCAACAAAGGACTTAAAATCTGGAAATAAAAACAAGTCTTGGGCGTATGGTTACAATGCCAAGCACGATGTTGTTGTTATATCAAAAAGTGGTCAGATAGGAAAGGTTGTAGAGATACAAAATTTAAAAATAGCACTACCTTTGCAGCCGAATAAAATCTACCAAAAAAGTGCTAAAGAATCAGAACAATACTGGGAGGCGTTTGAGCACCCCAAAGAGCTTAAAAAGATCAAGACCATATTCCAGTGGAATGAGTACCCGAATGCATTCAAAGAAACATGGGTCGATTACATTGAGAATGAGTTCGAAAGAAGAGAAGGTGGTTTTTGGTTTAAGAATAATGGTGTTCCTACTTATATTACTGGCACTCACTACATGTACCTTCAGTGGACAAAGATTGACATTGGACATCCAGAATTTAGAGAGTCAAATAGGATCTTCTTTATATTTTGGGAAGCATGTAAAGCAGACAACAGATGCTATGGAATGTGCTACCTCAAAAACAGACGGTCTGGGTTTAGCTTCATGTCATCATCAGAGACAGTCAACCAGGCTACAATCACCTCCGATGCTAGGTTCGGTATTTTATCCAAGAGTGGTTCAGATGCAAAGAAAATGTTCACAGACAAGGTCGTTCCAATATCAACAAACTATCCCTTCTTCTTCAAGCCAATACAAGACGGTATGGATAGACCGAAAACAGAGCTCGCCTACAGAGTACCAGCATCAAAGCTTACAAGAAGATCTATTGCGGACACAGAAAGTGAAGAAACACTTACAGGACTCGACACTACAATTGATTGGAAGAACACTGGAGATAACTCATACGACGGTGAAAAGCTACGACTCCTTGTTCATGATGAATCTGGAAAGTGGGAAAAACCAGATAATATCCTCAACAACTGGCGCGTCACTAAAACTACATTAAGGCTAGGTAGAAGGATTATAGGAAAGTGTCTTATGGGATCTACTTCCAATGCCCTAGATAAAGGAGGAAGTAACTTCAAGAAACTATATAATGACTCAGATGCTAGTAGAAGAAATGCAAATGGTCAAACCAAAAGCGGTATGTATTCACTTTTCATCCCGATGGAGTGGAACTTTGAAGGGTTTTTAGATCAATACGGACAGCCCGTCTTTAGAAAGCCAAATAAAGCCGTTTTAGACCCCTATGGTGACGTTATAGATAGTGGAGTACTAGACTACTGGGAAAATGAAGTAGAGAGCCTTAGAAACGATTCTGACGCACTTAATGAGTTCTATAGACAGTTTCCTAGAACGGAAGGTCATGCATTTAGGGATGAGGCTAAGAATAGTTTATTCAACCTAACTAAGCTATACCAGCAAATAGATTATAATGACGGTTTAGAGAGACAAAGAGTTGTACAGAGAGGCTCTTTTCATTGGCAAAATGGAATAAAGGACAGTGAAGTTGTTTGGAGCCCTGAGAAGAATGGGCGTTTTTATGTTACATGGATACCACCAAGAGAGCTAAGAAATAGAGTTATAACCAAGTCAGGGATTAAATACCCTGGAAATGAGCACATAGGTTCTTTTGGTTGTGACTCTTATGATATCTCTGGAACCGTAGGGGGTGGAGGGTCTAATGGAGCTCTTCACGGTCACACAAAACCAAACTTTGATGGACCATCTAATTCTTTTTTCCTTGAATATGTATACAGACCACAGACTGCAGAGTTGTTCTATGAGGATGTTTTAATGGCTATGGTTTTTTATGGGATGCCTGTACTTGTAGAGAACAACAAGCCAAGGCTCTTGTATCACTTAAAAAATAGAGGTTATAGGAAGTGGAGTATAAATAGGCCTGATAAGAATAGAAATGATTTGTCAAAAGCAGAAAGGGAACTAGGAGGCATACCATCGTCTCCAGCAGTCATATCCATTCACGCTGAGGCTATTGAGAGTTATATAGAAAATAATGTTGGGTTTAGTGACAATGGCAGTGGAGACATGTATTTCACAAGGACTTTACTTGATTGGGCAAACTACGATATTAACAAAAGAACTAAATTTGATGCAACCGTTAGTTCGGGTTTAGCTATAATGGCAAACCAGAAGTATGTGGTTAAACCTCAGAAAAATAATATAGAAATAAATGTTAACTTTGCAAAGTATAATAATGGCGGCACAGTTAGCTCTATTATAAAGTAATAATATGCAAGGATCTTCTGGGAGATATGTTATAGGATTTCCAAATCAATTAGCGTCAGATGCTGAGAAGGCATCTAAAGAGTATGGACTTATGGTTGGTCGTGCTATCGAATCAGAATGGTTCAGAAGGGATGGTGGTCAATCTAGGTTTTATAACAACAGAGACACATACCACAAACTAAGAACCTATGCGATGGGAGATCAGTCTGTTCGCAAGTATAAGGACGAGCTTGCTATTAACGGAGACATATCCTATCTAAACTTAGATTGGACTCCTGTGCCTATAATTCCTAAGTTTGTAGATATTGTTGTTAATGGTATATCTAATAGATTGTTTGATGTAAAAGCAGAAGCTATTGATCCTATATCTTCAAATAAGAAGGCAATGTACAAGAACCGCATTCAAACAGAGATGCGAAATAAAGAAGACTTTGAGGAAATAGGGGCTCTTTTAGGAAAAAATATGTTTAGCGTTCAGCCAGACATGATTCCAGAAACTGAAGATGAGCTTGACATCCACATGAAAATAGATTATAAGGATGACATAGAGATTGCTGAGGAAAAAGCAATTACATCTATATTAAGGCATAACAACTACGAGTACACAAAGAAAAGATTAGATGAAGATTCAGCTGTATTAGGTATTTCAGCATCAAAACATACGTTTAATACTCACGATGGTATTAAGATTGAGTATGTAGATCCATCTGATTTGGTTCACAGTCCAACTGATGATCCTCATTTTGAAGACTGTTATTATTTTGGAGAAGTAAAAAACGTAAACATTACAGAGTTAAAAAAAATCGATCCTAAATTAACAAAGGAAGAGATTGATGAAATAGGTAAGTCTTCCTCTAAGTTTGATTCATATCAAGGAACAAGAGGCGGATACCAGACAGATAACTTTGATCTTAATACAGCTACGTTATTATACTTCTGTTACAAGACAGACAAGAATATTGTATATAAGAAAAAGAAAAACTCCTATGGGGGAGACAAAGTGCTAAGAAAAGACGATCAATTTAATCCACCGAAAAGTGAACAGGCACGCTTTGAAAAACTATCTAAAAAAATTGATGTATGGTACGAAGGTGTTCTTGTGCTAGGAACAAACAAGATTCTCAAGTGGGAATTAATGAAAAACATGGTGCGACCAAAAAGCTCGATGCAGAAGGTGTTTGCACCGTTCGTTGTAAGTGCGCCAAAAATGTACAAGGGACAGATTGATTCTTTAGTAAAAAGAATGATACCTTTTGCCGATCAAATACAATTGCTTCATCTTAAGCTACAACAAGTTGCGGCTAAAATGATACCAGATGGAGTGTTCATTGATCTTGATGGAATATCTTCAATAAACCTAGGTAACGGAAACACATATTCTCCTCAAGAGGCATTGAATATGTACTTTCAGACTGGGTCAGTTTTAGGTAGAAGCTTTACGGAAGAGGGTGAGTTTAATAGTGGAAAGATTCCAGTTCAAGAGCTAACGTCCTCTGGAGCTAATTCAAAGATATCTTCTCTAATAAACATGTATAACTATAATCTAAACATGTTAAGAGGTGTAACAGGACTCAATGAGGCAAGGGACGGATCTATGCCTGACTCAAATGCACTGGTTGGAGTTCAAAAGCTTGCAGCATTAAATTCAAACACCGCAACTAGACATATACTTAAGTCTGGTTTATTTATAACAGAGAGACTAGCGGAATGTGTTGCGTATAGAATATCTGATGTTCTAGAGTATTCTGATATGAAAGATGATTTCATTAAGAACATAGGAAAATACAGTGTAGATATACTAGAAGAAATTAAAGAGCTTCACCTACATGACTTTGGTATTTTCATTGAGATGCATCCTGATGAGGAAGAGAAGCAGATGCTAGAGCAAAACATCCAAACATCTCTTTCAGCTGGAAAGATAGATATTGATGATGCGATTGATATTAGAAACGTTAAGAACGTAAAGATAGCGTCTCAACTGCTTAAGGTTAGAAAAAGAAGAAAAGAGAAGCTGGATAACAAGAGACAGCAAGAAAACATTGCCTTACAAGCAGAGGCAAACCAACAGGCTGCTTTAACTGCAGAACAAGGAAAGCAACAAACAGCACTAGCTAAAATGGAGGCTGAGGCTAAAATAAAACAGCTTGAAGCAGAGTTAGAAATGCAGAGAATGCAACAAGAGTTTATTCTTAAGTCTGAACTTATAAAACTGCAAAAAGGAATTGAGGGCCAAATAAAAGGCAACGAGATCATGATGCAGAAAGAGAAAGAAGAATATAAGGAGGATAGAAAAGACAAGAGAACTGCAAAGCAAGCAACACAACAATCTAAATTAATCCAACAAAGACAGCAAGACTTAGACCCAATTGATTTTGATGGTCAAGACTCGTTAGGGTCAGGTCTAGAGGGAATCGTTGGCATTGATTAATTATTTAATTTTGCACTATAATTTAATTTAATTCAAATGGAATGGAAAGTAAGGGCTTTGGATGCCGATGGTAATCCTATTGAGCCAAAACAAAAGGAGCAACCGCAGGAAGAGGTGACGCAAGAAGTTACACAAGAGCCTACGGAAGAAGTAAAAGAAGAAGTACAAACACAATCTCAAGAGGATGGCATACAAGAGCAAGAAAACAAAGACATCGTACAGCAGCAAACAGAAGAGCAAGAAGGCGTACAAGAAAAGCAAGAAGTAGAGAAACCATTTGAGATTGATGATAATAGCATTTTAAGCTATTTGAAAGACAGGCACGACCTTGAGGTCGAGTCTATTGACGTTCTTAAAAATACTGGAAAAAAACAAGAGCAATCTATACCAGAGGATGTTGCTAAGTTTATGGAGTACAAAAATGAAACAGGTCGTTCATTTGATGACTACGCAAAACTGCAGCAAAACTGGTCAGAAGTAGATGAGACAACACGCTTGAGAGAATATTACAAGCAAACAAAACCTCATCTAGACTCGGATGAAATTGACTTTATGATGGAAGATCAATTTTCTTACGATGAAGATATGGATGATGAAAGGGATATTAAAAGAAAGAAACTAGCTTTAAAGGAGCAAGTTGCTCAAGCAAAGCAACACCTGGACGGTGCAAAGTCCAAATATTATGAAGATATCAAATATGGTTCTAAGCTCACTGGTGAGCAACAGAAAG